AAATTTAAGAAAGGAGGTTTTCTATGAGAAAACCAACACAAAACTATGTTAGATGGCTAAACCGGTTTTGTAAACCTGGACATCTAACTAACAAAACTAGATGGTTAAATCATCTAATCTCAAACTTATCTTAAGAAAGGAGGACTGCGAACCATGAAGAATGCAGTCAAGTGGGACGATTACTTTCGTTTACCCAACAATGGTCTGAAGGCATACTTCGGTAATGTCGTCAAAGGACGCGATGAAGTAATCTACGGATCATTTGCTAATGTACAATCAGCTGAAGACGTCGAGCGTGTCCTGGATGAGTGGGCTCCACACATCCATTCCTTGGACGAACAGTTCGCGTCTCTGGTTGACAATGAGAATGACCTGCGAGGCAAGGTCGGACCTATGTCCATCATGAAACCACTCAAAGATAGAGAGGCAGACATAGATCACTATTACGATGACATTCTCCTGTCAGCTGATCCCGTAAATCCTAAAGCTCTAGCCGCTGTAGTCAAGGAATTCAGCAAAGTTAGAGGACTGAAGGTTAGGTCACAGAAGAACACGGTAGATAATATGCGTAAGTCTACTAACTCCGGCTCTCCGTATTTCGCCAAGCGTAGGGATGTGGTGTCTGACACACTACCAGTTAAGATGCTTGATGATGGGTATCTACTAAATAACCAATTATGGAAGTATTGCGCTGTACTAGGGTGGAGAGGCCAAGAAGGAGGACCTAGCGATGATGATGTTAAACAGAGGGTTGTTTGGATGTTTCCCTTTGGCATCAACATTCGCGAACTGCAAGTGTACCAACCATTAATAGAATCGTGTCAGCGATTTAATTTAGTGGCTCCATGGGTTGGCATGGATGCAGTAGATGAGAGGATGACACAACTCTTTGATACTAAAGATCCGACAGATTTGGTCATTTGCACCGACTTTTCAAAATTTGATCAACATTTCAACGCTGCATGCCAAAATGGTGCGGAATTCATCTTACGCGCTATCTTGTCTCCTGATGCAGCGGAAAATGCATGGTTAGAAGAGGTATTCCCCGTGAAATATAATATTCCTCTTGCCTATAATTGGGAAAGAATTAGATTTGGCAATCACGGGATGGGTTCCGGATCCGGAGGAACTAATGCGGATGAAACTCTACTACACCGAGCGCTGCAGCATGAAGCCGCAATCCAACATGATGCTGTATTAAACCCTCATTCAATGTGCCTTGGAGATGACGGAGTACTTACGTATCCAGGGATTTCAGTGGATGATGTCCTCGACAGCTACACATCTCATGGTCTAGAGATGAACGCAAGTAAGCAGTATGTTGCGAAGGATAACTGCGTATTCCTTAGGAGATGGCATAGTGCATCCTACCGAGTAGACGGGAAATGCGTAGGAGTATATTCAACTTTTCGTGCTCTAGGAAGGCTGATGTACAGGGAAAGAACTTATAAGGAGTGGTCAGATAAGGATGAGGCATTACGTGAGCTGTCCATCCTAGAGAATGTGAAATACCATCCTCTAGCTGACGAGTTTGCTGCGTTCTGTATGCAAAGGAGTAGGACTCACCTTGGTTCTACAATTCCAGGCTTTCTTGACAACATTGAAGATGAAGCTAAGAAGGCTACTGACCGCATAGGTGACTATCTCAGTTATACCCAGACGTTTGAAGGAACGGAAGGTATATCTAAGTGGTGGATCGTACAATATGTACGTAGTCATTGAGCCA